ACCTTCCATTGGTATTGCCTGTCTACCAGAAAATGTACATACATTATTTCCAGTATCAATATAAGGTACATCTGTAAATGTTAGCGTTGGAATAGGTCTTGAGAATGGAACACTAATCTTATCTTGTCGTGCTCTTACAAAGTCCTGTGGATGTCTTTGTTCAAAGCAAACGGGACATACCAAAAATCCAGTCCACTCTTTCTTTATTTCGTCTGCTTTTGTTTTTTTACTGCATCTGTCGCAGGTTATATTCCAGGAACCACTCTTAAAATAATTACGCATTATGTTTCTCCAAATACTCAATAGCACTTTTAAAATAAGAGATATTATCCTCAAGATTCCCCAATGCTAAGTTACAACTAGCGCAGAGTAGTCCTCGGATTTTTCCTGTAATATGATCATGATCTACATTAAGAGGACGAATACATCCTCCTTTTCCTAGCAAACGTTCCGGTCTACCACAAATAGAACAAACACCATTCTGAGATTCTAGAAGGAATAGATAATCTACATATGTAATCCCATACTTATTCTCTAGTGCTCTTTCTCGTCTCCTTTGTTTTCGTTTGGCATCAGAACGTTTACGAATTTCTTTTATGACTTCTGGATTACTCTCTCTCCATTTTTTTGTTGCTTTATTTAGTTGTTGTTTTCTTTTAGGAGTAGCATCCCTATATTCATTTAATATAATTTTTGTCATAAGAAACCATCCCATCTGTGTTTAGCTTCTCCGGCCTTTATCTTCTTACCACATACATCACAAGTAACATTCCACTCACCTGCTTTGTAATAATTATGCATAGAATAAATCACCTACTACTGATCCAAGAGTTGTAGCAGTAGCATCTGCATCCGCTGACCCAGTTACTATAGTATAAGCAATACCAGTAGCAAAAGCAATACTACCTCCACCAACTGGCATAGCATTTACTCCATTAGGTGGTATAGCGATAGTCATAGCTACTCCACTACCTGCTGTTGGTGCTCCTGCTGTATTATGTAATTTTACATATTGGAAAGAGGCAGTAGTATTCACTAAGTTCCAACCAACAACCCTACCAGCAGATGCCTTAGTATTAGTGGCATTTGTAGTGGCTGCTGATACTATATGTTTAATTGTAGCACCACCAGTAGAACTAGCTCTATATTGTATACCAACATCACCTATTGCGTTTGTTCCTGCTGCCAGCGCCCCAGACAGGACCGCTGTAGAACTTCCTCCCATTACCTGCACGGGCAATGCGTGAGAACCTGACGGGTCACACGAAGCAATACGAACCTTGTTCCGTCCTTGGTCTTCTACCTGAATGAAACCTATTGTCCATGTAGTTGTTGACGCGGGTGCGGTACTTCCATTTTGAACAACAATGAACAAATAGAATTCAACTTCTGCATCAGGAATATTCTCAATGCGGCTTGCTCTTGCCGTCCATTGATAGCCCGTGTTTGAAGAAACAAGGGCATCAGAATAACCAACTGTGTTGACGTCGAAAGCTATTTGCCCAACATGTCCGGGAGAGGCTGTTGTATTGATCGTGGCCGTTGTATCTCCTGAGTTCCGCCCACGCCGCTGACAATCAAACGAAGAGTTTGTAGCAGTCGTTCCTGTATATTCAGTCTTGATGTAATTCCAACCATATAAGGTCAGTGTTCCAGAACCAGATGCAGGCCACGCCGAAACGGTGTAAGTCACTGTATCACCAGAGACGGAAGCAATTACATAGCGCCCCGGAATACCTGCCGCTCCTGTAATACAAGACAATCGCATCGACTGTCCTACATTGGCGGATGTGAATGGATTTGTTCCAGCCGGAAATGTAACGGTAACGCTCGTCGCGCTGTTTATGGTATAGGAGAGATTGTCACCAACCAAATCAGCCAACTCCAACCGGAATGTGTTGTTTACAATGCGTTGCGACAGGATTGACTTAGCACGGGCAAACAAAGACCCAGTAAATGGCACCTTAGAACGAATGACTGTTTCACTATTCGTCGTTGTTCCAGACGTAATAACCAGATTACCACCGGATTGACTCACCGCCATTCCAGACCCTGTTCGGCGAAGATCTAGAATATTTGCAGCGTTTCCTATAATTCCTGATCCAACTTCCGCAAAACCAATCCGAGTAAATGGTGCATCAATTGATCTTGTATTTATAGGTGTTGCTTCTGTATTAGAATAGGAAACAGCTACAGGAGAGGCTCGTAGCTGTGCGTCTGTTAGACCACCTCCTCCTCCACTACCACCTATTTGATCTTCTGGTGAAACTAAGGAAACACCCATATTATACTCCTAGTGATCGTATAGCTGCTAACTTATCTTCTAATTGTGCTCTTGTATCTTCTGTAGATTGTATTGCAGCCTCTAAGTTAATCTCTTTTCGTGATAGCTCTGAGATTCGCTTGTTATACTCAACCTCTTTCATATCAAGTTCAGCTAACTTCTCTTTTAATTGTTTGTTTAATACTTCATTCTCTTCTTTTATAGTTTGATTTACTTGTAAGAGTGAGGCTACTTTTGCAGCATCTTCTTGCTTAGTTTTCTCTAGTTCTTCTAGAGATGCTTGTAGTTGCTTCTCTATCTTATTCTTTTCTGATTCAAACTTCTTCTTCTCTTTGTCAAAAGCAGATACCTTAACTACAGTTTCAGCAACAGCATTAAGGCGTTCTTGTTCATCTACTAGACTCTTTAGGAGTGCTGTATATTTATCTGGATTCTTGACTAAATCAAGGAAATCAGCAACATCTTGGATATTCATTATCGGAGTCCTTGCAGGATTGTGAGTGTGGTAGTACCAGTGCCTGCCGTATTGTTGATACGGATGGCTCGAATAGGGAAGGCATAATTACCATCAGCATTAGCAGATTTAGTAACTAAAGTTGAATGTTTAAATGCCACTGGGGTTACTGCTGTATTATATACATCATCAAATGTATGTTCAATATCAAACGTAACAGTTCCATTAACTACAGCACCCAGTCCAACATTAAACGGACTTTGTTTGTAATCCATCGGAATCCATGCGCTCTGTCCTGTACCAGTGATCGAAACTACTTGTGGACGCATTTCATTTCCTTAATAAAAAAATAGGGGACACATCCATTTAGAATATATCCCCTATGGGTGCATTACTTACGTAACGCTATTAGTGATCAAATCCTTGAGCAGGGATGTAATAATCAACACGGATCATAACAGCACTGGTAAGGGTTGCACTGGCCTTTGCGTAGAACAACGTGTCGGCTGCTAATTGAGTACCCATGTAGGCACCAGCAGTGATACCAACAGGGGCATAACCAATTGCCACAGTTGGGGTAGCAGCCATCAACTGACCACCACCTAACGTAATACCCACACTAATCGTTTGAGTGGCATTAGACACTGCATTATAAGTGAATGCCCCAAGAGGGACCGCACCTTTCGGCAGCCAAAAGGCCTCAAACCCTACAGCATCCGCAGCAGTAGCATCCACTCGAATCGTTTTAGATAAGAAGGCTACAGAAGCTGGGGTGGTAGATGTAACTTGAATATTAGGGCGTTTAGCCATAAAGTTCTCCTAAAAGGGAGGCACCTTTCGATGCCCCCAAGTTATTAAGCACCCGGCGAACCGTACAGACCACGCGGATCAGACCAACCGAAGGAGTAACGAGCCGTTGCTTTGAACTTCGCATTCTCCGTGTCAAAATCATTGTCCATCTCAAAGGCATCGCCCCGGCGTTCAAAGTACTTAACACTATCCTTAACATTAGTCTTGATAAACCATGCATCTGGATCGGTGAGGTAGTGGTTAGTGATAACATTACTAAACATACCCTGATCCTTCAACACGTTCGGATCATTCAAATCAGTACCCACACGACCAGTAGCCGTCAGAATACGAGCAGCTTCAAACTGGAGTTGATACGGGAGGATCAGAGCTTCTGGCTTACAAGCAATCAGAAGACCGCGATCATCACGGAACCCAGCGATATCAATAACGGCTTGTTCCAGAGCAGCTTCCGACAAGTCAGCAGCAGTCGAGAGGACGTTAGAGAAGACACCACCAGCAACGTTCGGGTGGTCATTCGCCAAGAGCGTCTTACCATCCCCACCAACATAACCAGAACCAGCAAAGGCACGGTTGTAGATGTTGGCACCAACGATTTCCTTCGTTTGACGCATCGAGCGTGCAAGGGCTTTAGCCTTTTGAGCGCCAACCTTAGCGTACTGGTCATCTTCGTACATCTCACGAGTAACGATGAAGCCAAGTGCGTACACAATATGGTTGTAACGCGAGGTGAAGCCCTGACGTTCCGTATCATAAGTGATCGGAGCGCCTTCTGCCTTAACCGAAGCAAGGCCAAAAGAACTCAGTCCCAGATCTTCTTCATAAGCACGATCCGATGTGTTCTTCTCAAAGAGTTTTTCCCACTCTACGGGGTAGTCATTATAAGCTTTGCCATAGATCGAGTTCAGACCCGGCCACAGAAGTTTAGCAAAACTAGACGAAGTGATAATACCTGACATTAGTTATCCTTTCTATTAAACACCAGCAGTGCCAGTACCACCGGCAAGCTGTGCATTGTTGATTTTAACTAAGACCTTGGTATTTGCACCAGTTACTTCGTTATCTACACGTGGAACCACACCCAAAATCTTGAATTGCAGGGTTGCTGTAGCAGCGGCAGTTGCCATATTAAGGGCAGCAGCAGAATTACCAGTAACAGTCGAACCTACCTGCGTAGCCAAATCAGCATTCAAGCCAATATCAGCAACAGCAAATGAGTAAGCTGCATTAGCACCCGTAACAGCCTCAACTTCGTAGATCACATCTGGAGCATCACACACCAGAACATATTGACCAGTAGAAGCCGGACGATATACCGGGGTATCAAGGGAGATGGAACCTGCGGTCATGCGACCAGCAATCGGATCAAGCTTGGTATTGATAATACCAACAACAACACCCAACACACCAGCACCAGCAGTCGCCTTAATACATTGCGGGTAACCATCAACGTTACCATCAGCAGCAAGTTTAACAGGATCACCAACAAACAAGGCTGTACCGTCAGTAGCAGGTACAAAATAAACGTTCGACTGCCCGTTATACGGGGAGCCGTTTACGTGTTTAACAGCCTTAAAGCCATTAATACGTGAAATATTTGCCATACGAGAATAATCTCCTAAGTTTAAATCTTGATAGTACCATACATACCTTTAGTAGCATCGGTACGCATTGCGCCTTCAAGTTCTTTTAGTCGTGTCTCTTTGGTGTTTTGATCCTCTTGATACCAATCCGTCTTTTGACGCATTAAGTATGCCTTAGTACCACCACCCACAGAGACTTGAACGGGGCTGCCTTCCTTCGAGGGACGAGCAACTCGCCGATCACCAATTTGTACTGAATTGTCCTCAACAACTTCGTATCCTTGTTCTTTGAACATATCAACTCGATCGCCAACGTCGTTAACAATTCGATATTCATATCCGGGTTCTTTACCCTTAACCGACAGAACGCTTCGATTAGCTAACGGTGTCCGCTGTGGACGGGTAGTTTTAGTATTTGACATATTACTTAACACCTCTTAAAGTTTTTAATTCTTTGATATAATCTTCTTTACTCATTGCACCAGTACGAACGAAGGTGTTCATTACCTTACGCTCATCTTCAGTCATTTTAAATTCAGTTGACTTTGCAGTAGCTCCACTTGTACTAGACTCTACTGACTGTTTAGTACGGGCCGGGTTTTGGAAACGATCTTTAAATCGCTCTTTCACTTCACCAGTAACAAACTTCAGTACATCCACCGGATCAATACCGGGGTTACGCTTTGCATAATCCATACCAACCATGTCAGCATAATCACGCATACGAGAATCTTTAGTATACCAAGTGTTCTTCTCTTGCCAATCAGTAAAACGTACATCTACCACGGGGGCCGCAGTCTCATGAACAATCTCACGAGCTTTTTGCTCTGTGCGAAGGTCAGTAAGAAGTTCTGTTGCCTCTAGATATTTGTCCGCATCCCCATCAGCAAGATGCTGCTTTTGCAAAGCCTTGAGTTCGTCGATTGCCCGATTGTATTCCGTCTCTTTAACTTTCGTATGATGTTCTTGCAACATCTTCAGAGCTTTACGGGTTTCCTTTAACTCCTTACCCATATGATCAATCTTACCGAACAACTCACCACGCTCTACAAATTCTTTAGCAGGACGCCATTTTTCAGGATCGCCTTGCCATTCTTCTTTCGGCCGCCAGCCTTGCTCACGTGCTTCAACTTCGTATTGATTAACCGGCGGGGAATCTCCATTGGATTCCATCGTATTAATTACTTCTGTATCAACTGCTGGGTTGTCTACAACAACAATATCGTCTTCCATTTTCTCAGTCCTTTAAAATACAAATAATATCTTCATCATTGACAGCGATGTATTCAACACCGTCAACATCTTTCAGTCCCTTGCCGCTATACTTGGCAATAATCACTCGATCATTAACGTGGATGGTATTTTCATCCCCACCATAATCTTTAAATGCCGTAGGGCCAATTGAGATTACTGTTCCAACCTCTACTGCCTTACGTTCTTTATCAGTCACAGACTCCGGGATAACAATACCACTCGCAGTTTTCTTTTCCACATCATCCAATTTAAGGATGATTCGATGTAAGAGAGGAATAATCATTACTGAATGTCCTCCACACGGAAATCAAGTGCCTCGCGGTATGCTGCAATGAAACCTCGATTGAAGTTATCATTAATTTGGTCTAACCCAGCACTCGCCTCTAGTAAGTCACGACAATCCTCGATACGGATTAGCATAGCTTCTTGGAATGCTTGGGTAACTGGATCTTGTTTCCAGTTGAGAAAATCACTTTGATTCATATACGTTGTAGCTCCTTAGCTAGTTGGTTTAGATTCTTTTTTCTGCTTCATTTTCTGTTTATGCGCTGCCACATCACCTGCCAACTTAACCTGTCCTGCGACGGCTTGATGTTGGATCTTCTGTTGTGAGGACAAGGCACTCAAGAAACCTTCTACTTGTTTACTACGGGCTGTAATAG